TTACCCATTGGCGCGGCTTAAGAGCTTATTTTTGAATTCACAATGGTCACGATATAACCATCTTGCTCGCCCGTGGATAACTTTGGCTTTTGGCAGGTCGCCGGACTTAATCCGGTCATAGATGAAGGTCTTACCGAAGCCAGTATCAGCCATGATGAATTTCAAATCAACCAGTGAATCAGGTTGTAGTTCGTGTTGCATGAGTGCTATCTCCGAATAGGGAATCGAACCTGCAAATCAGGCAATAAAAAACCGCATTGATGCGGCGATGGTTGGTCTGGATATCTTGATAAATGCAAATGCCTCATCGAGTGTGAGGCTGTGTGATTCCATGGTTACCTCTGCTTTTTGAACGCATGTCACGTAACTTCTTAATGTGTTCTGCCGTTTCGATCTCTTCTGCTATCCGATCTGCATCAGCTTTATTCACAGGTTCAAAGTCATGATTAAAGCGGAACATGCTGGCGATACATGTTCTGCCTTTTCGGATGTAGTGAACTTTGTTGTGGGTAGAACGCAGGATTTTGCAGGGAGTGCCGTGGTGGTCGACGTACCAGGTGTTAGGAAAAATGATTCTGAACATTTTTACACCTCAATTGGACGATGTTGAAATTTGCTGCTTTGAGGCCATCACAGTCCCCATTGTTTGTTCTTAAGTTCGATCTCCTCCTGGCAACTTGCACAAGTCCGACAACCCTGAACAGCCAGGCGTCTTCGCTCATCTATCGGATCGCCACACTCACAACAATGAGTGGCAGATATAGCCTGGTGGTTCAGGCGGCGCATTTTTATTGCTGTGTTGCGCTGTAATTCTTCAATTTCTGATGCTGAATCAATGATGTCTGCCATCTTTCATTAATCCCTGAATTGTTGGTTAATACGCTTGAGGGTGAATGCGAATAATAAAAAAGGAGCCTGTAGCTCCATGATGATTTTGTTTTTCATGTTCATCGCTCCTTAAAGATGCCGTTTAACATGCCGATCGCCAGGCTTAAATGAGTCGGTGTGAATCCCTCAGCGTTACCGTTTCGCGGTGCTTCTTCAGTACGCTACGGCAAATGTTATTGATGCTCCTGTCTGGTGACAGCCTTCGGGCTTGTATTATGTATAAGTTCTGATAAAAGCCTCCGATATATTAAATTTAAATAACGAAATTCATCTTCTTGATAAGTTGTGATAGCATCATTAAAAGTTTCAGTTCGTTGAGCAGGGATTACATGGTAAATCAGCAACAGCAACAGCAACAGCAACAGATTAACGAAAATCTAAAAATTGAGGCAATCCGTTGGTATCAGAAGCTGCAGGAGATTACTTATCTTGAAGCAGGACAACACATGCGGGCTTTAAATCAGCTCATGTGGCAAATCCCTAGTTTCGTAATTGCTGTCAATGGTGGGTTGTGGTATGCAACAACACTGGCAAATGAAAGTTCCCTATGGATTATCTTTGCAGTGTTAGCATTGTTTGATTTCACAACAATGATTACACTTTATCGCTTAAGGTCTTTAATTGGTTCGAAAATAGCACTACAAAAAAACATTGAAGACCCTTCAAAAAACTATATTTTAAATGAAATTACTAGAGACGCTGGATTTAAATTGCCCTCTAGCTATGATAATAAGGAAACTGGTTACATAGTAGTGTCGTGCTGGGCAATAATGCTTATTGTTTGCTTCTTTGTTAATATTGCTGGGGTATATCATCCAAACTTGTTTTCAAAAGACATTTCACATAATACATACAAAGCAACAATTAAAAATATTGAGTCAGGATTATTTATCGAAGCAAAATCAGGATTATCAAAGTGACTTCGTGGAAGTTTTATGACAATAATGCTGATCGCTTATTTGCCGATTATATATCACTTGATTTTTACTCTATCTTTCAGGATGTTGAAGAGTTTATTTTACAATCTAAGGGTGTCTCTTTGGATGTCGGTTCAGGTTCCGGCCGTGATGCTGCTGCGTTAGATGAATTAGGTTATAAAGTAATAGCTGTTGAACCAAGTGAAAAGATGCGAAATTTGGCATCTTCATATTATAAATCTAACCATATTATATGGTTAGATGATTCATTGCCTTTTCTTCATAGTGTTAAAGCAATGAATCTAAAGTTCGACCTTATTTTAGTCAGTGCTGTATGGATGCATCTTTCAAAAAAAGAGCAAAAAATCTCACTAGAGACGCTAACTGATCTTTTAACATTGAATGGGAGAATGATAATTACATTGCGCTTGGGACCTCCCGAACCAGATAGAAACATTAACGTTGTTAATACTGAGGAACTTCTTGAGTTAGCGTCTCAGTTAGGTCTGAAAACATTGCGAGTTACGTCAATAAATAAAGATAGTTTTCAACGTAACCAGATAACTTGGCAGAAAGTTGTATTATCAAAAAATAATGAGTAAATAACTTAGTATTATTCGCACAGACCGTAGCGTGAAGAGCAAACCTCTATATCGAGACTTGCTTTTACAAGATCGTAGACCTTGCCACCGCGCCCTGTTTTTGCCCACTCTACGACTTCATAAACACCCGGAGAATTAAGATCTCCACGAGGACCATAAAATCCTGACCAGTCGATGTGTTGCACATCAGGTTTTAGCCCAAAAAGTTGAATATTTCGACCAAGTGGCAGATTGAACTGTTTCATCCAGCGTTGGCTTATCTCTCCTACGCTCATCCAGTGTACCCATCTACTAGCAAGGCGTACCTTCAACTCCCATTGTTTGTGCTTTTTGATGTGCTCTGGCCAGCGCGCAGCCGTCTCTGCAATTTCCTCTTTGTTGCATAGCACGCAATTCATGCAGCCAACACGAGACGCACCTTGCATATAAAGTGGATTTGGCTTAATTCCGAAATATTTGTGAACTGCGAATACGTCCTCAGCCGTCCATTTGTGGAGCGGCAGGAAGTTGTAGAGAAAATCGGCGTCGCGCATATCGCGGGAAAACCTCTCATATCCAGCGCGCTTAGAGGACTCATCCGCGCGAACACCAGACCATTGTACGATAACATCGCCAGCATCAAGGAGCGGCTTTATGGCTGCGTCGAAAGCTATCTGAATTTTCAGTTCGTCTGTACAGAATCGGTCGCGCAGCATAGGGAACTTGCCATGCAGAAGGGAGCAATCCAAAAAGCTATTACCGGATGGGTGCATAACGGAAAGCGCAGCATCAAGAGCAGTTTCGAACTCAATTCCCCAGCGTTCTGCTGTGCGCTTCCAGGCTTGCCCGAATTTGGTGTCAGAACGTGCGAGGGAAGGCATGACTATGCCACGGTATGCTCCCATGCGGATCATCTGTCGTTTAGACCAGTTTTTTTGCAGATAAATTCGTCGTTTGGCAAAATCTTCTTCAGTGTAAATCCGCTTCACAACCTGCACAGGGCTACAACCGATCTGCTCATGAATGCTCCTGGCGAATTCGACAGTTAGATTATGCTCATTATCCGTGTCTGCCATAACAGCATGTACCTGTTTGCCGAATAATGTGTGCGCCACTGCGAGTGTGGCAGTGCTGTCTTTTCCTGCTGAATAATTCACGATTATCTTATGATCATTAGGGATGCGAAATTCATTTATATATCTGTTGTAGGACTCTTCTATTTCGCGAATTTTCTTGCTGATGTCTGTTGGGACAATAATTATTGCTGCCTCGTTCATACCGCCTCCCGTTTATTATTTATCTCCTCAGCCAGCCGCTGGGCTTTCAGTGGATTTTGGATAACAGAAAGCCCGGGAAATACCCAGCCTCGCTTTGTAACGGAGTAGACGAAAGTGATCGCGCCTACCCGGATATTATCGTGAGGATGCGTCATCGCCATTGCTCCCCAAATACAAAACCAATTTCAGCCAGTGCCTCGTCCATTTTTTCGATGAACTCCGGCACCATCTCGTCAAAACTCGCCATGTACTTTTCATTCCGCTCAATCACGACATAATGCAGGCCTTCACGCTTCATGCGCGGGTCATAGTTGGCAAAGTACCAGGCATCTTTTCGCGTCACCCACATGCTGTACTGCACCTGGGCCATGTAAGCCGACTTTATGGCCTCGAAACCACCGAGCCGGAACTTCATGAAATCCCGGGAGGTAAACGGGCATTTCAGCTCAAGACCATTGCCGTCACTGCATAAACCATCGGGAGAGCAGGCGGTGCGCATACTTTCGTCGCGATAGATGATCGGGGATTCAGTAACATTCACGCCGGAAGTGAATTCAAACAGGGTTCTGGCGTCGTTCTCGTACTGTTTTCCCCAGGCCAGTGCCTTAGCATTAACTTCCGGAGCCACACCGGTGCAAACCTCAGCCAGCAGGGTGTGGAAGTAGGACATTTTCATGTCAGGCCACTTCTTTCCTGAGCGGGGCTTTGCTATCACGTTGTGAACTTCTGAAGCGGTGATGACGCCGAGCCGTAATTTGTGCCATGCATCATCCCCCTGTTCGACAGCTCTCACGTCGATCCCGGTACGCTGCAGGATAATGTCCGGTATCATGCTGCCACCTTCTGCTCAGTGGCTTTCTGTTTCAGGAATCCAAGAGCTTTCACTGCTTCGGCCTGTGTCAGTTCTGACGATGCGCGAATGTCGCGGCGAAATATCTGGGAACAGAGCGGCAATAAGTCGTCATCCCATGTTTTATCCAGGGCGATCAGCAGAGTGTTAATCTCCTGCATGGTTTCATCGTTAACCGGAGTGATGTCGCGTTCTGGCTGACGTTCTGCAGTGTATGCAGTATTTTCGACAATGCGCTCGGCTTCATCCTTGTCATAGATACCAGCAAATCCGAAGGCCAGACGGGCACACTGAATCATGGCTTTATGCCGTAACATCCGTTTGGGATGCGACTGCCACGGCCCCGTGATTTCTCTGCCTTCGCGGGTTTTGAATGGTTCGCGGCGGCATTCATCCATCCATTCGGTAACGCAGATCGGATGATTACGGTCCTTGCGGTAAATCCGGCATGTACAGGATTCATTGTCCTGCTCAAAGTCCATGCCATCAAACTGCTGGTTTTCATTGATGATGCGGGACCAGCCATCAACGCCCACCACCGGAACAATGCCGTTCTGCTTATCAGGGAAGGCGTAAATTTCTTTCGTCCACGGATTAAGGCCGTACTGGTTGGCGACGATCAGCAATGCGATGAACTGCGCATCGCTGGCATCACCTTTAAATGCCGTCTGGCGAAGAGTGGTGATCAGTTCCTGTGGGTCGACAGAATCCATGCCGACACGTTCAGCCAGCTTCCCTGCCAGCGTTGCGAGTGCTGTACTCATCCGTTTTATACCTCTGAATCAATATCAACCTGGTGGTGAGCAATGGTTTCAACCATGTACTGGATGTGTTCTGCCATGCGCTCCTGAAACTCAACATCGTCATCAAACGCACGGGTAATGGCTTTTTTGCTGGCCCCGTGGCGTTGTAAATGATCGATGCAGAGTGATTCAAACAGGTGCTGGGGCAGACCTTTTTCCATGTCGTCTGCCAGTTCTGCCTCTTTCTCTTCACGGGCGATCTGCTGGTAGTGACGCGTCCAGCTCTGAGCCTCAAGACGATCCTGAATGTAATAAGCGTTCATGGCTGAACTCCTGAAATAGCTGTGAAAATATCGCCCGCGAAATGCCGGGCTGATTAGGAAAACAGGAAAGGAGGTTAGTGAATGCTTTTGCTTGATCTCAGTTTCAGTATTAATATCCATTTTTTATAAGCGTCGACGGCCTCACGAAACATCTTTTCATCGCCAATAAAAGTGGCGATAGTGAATTTAGTCTGGATAGCCATAAGTGTTTGATCCATTTTTTGGGACTCCTGGCTGATTAAGTATGTCGATAAGGCGTTTCCATCCGTCACGTAATTTACGGGTGATTCGTTCAAGTAAAGATTCGGAAGGGCAGCCAGCAACAGGCCACCCTGCAATGGCATATTGCATGGTGTGCTCCTTATTTATACATAACGAAAAACGCCTCGAGTGAAGCGTTATTGGTATGCGGTAACGCCGCGCTCAGGCGGCTTTGATAGTCATATCATCTGAATCAAATATTCCTGATGTATCGATATCGGTAATTCTTATTCCTTCGCTACCATCCATTGGAGGCCATCCTTCCTGACCATTTCCATCATTCCAGTCGAACTCACACACAACACCATATGCATTTAAGTCGCTTGAAATTGCTATAAGCAGAGCATGTTGCGCCAGCATGATTAATACAGCATTTAATACAGAGCCGTGTTTATTGAGTCGGTATTCAGAGTCTGACCAGAAATTATTAATCTGGTGAAGTTTTTCCTCTGTCATTACGTCATGGTCGATTTCAATTTCTATTGATGCTTTCCAGTCGTAATCAATGATGTATTTTTTGATGTTTGACATCTATTCATATCCTCACAGATAAAAAATCGCCCTCACATTGGAGGGCAAAGAAGATTTCCAATAATCAGAACAAGTCGGCTCCTGTTTAGTTACGAGCGACATTGCTCAGTGTATTCACTCGTTGGAATGAATACACAGTGCAGTGTTTATTAGTATGCCTGTCTTTTAACCACATCAGGCTCGGTGGTTCTCGTGTACCCCTACAGCGAGAAATCGGATAAACTCTATTCACCCCTACAGAGAGCAAAAGAGAAACGCCGATGAACAACTCATGGTGGCAGGAACTAATGCATTTTTTCCTGCAAGGAATGACACTTAAACAGTTGATTCATATGCTAATCATCCTAATCATATTGATTATTGTTATGCCTGTAAGCGTAAAAGAATGGATAAACCTGCATAATCCAGAAATCCTTCCTCATTACTGGATGTATTACATCCTGTTGTTTTGCGTTAGCTATGTGCTTAACGGCGTTGTTAATTCCGCTTATCACGCTGTGACTGAAAGAATTGAGATATTCGCTGCTCAGAAGCGCAAATCTAAAGAAGAGAAATACGTGCAAGATTTGTTTGATTCGTTAACTCTTGGAGAAAGAGCGTATTTGGCATTCGCTGTAGCCGCTAATAACCAGCTAAAGACAGAAAAGGGAAGCCCTGAAGCAATCTCATTGCTCGAAAAAGGGCTTCTTATTCGGGTACCTTCTGCTACTGGATATCCTGAAATCGACCGTTTTGTTATCCCGGAACGCTATAGAAATGAGTGCTACATTAGGTTTGCTGGGAAGAAAGACAGTCTTATGGATGAACTTATCGCTCAGGATAAGCATGGCAAAAACAAGTAATTAGCAAATTAATTTATCATCTCGCCGTCAGTTGTTTTGATTTCCGGTAGCCTGCCGCGTAAATGGCTACGTTTGGCAGGCAAATACTTCCACTGCATTCATCTGCCTTCTTGCAGCGAAGGCTTCCGAGTGATGCTGCTTTGTCTGCTCTGACGCAACCAGAGAGCTTTAGCGCAATTTTTCGCGCCAGTCGCTGTTCTTGCATTGCCTGCTCACGTTGAGCCTGTCTGCGTGCTCTGCGGCGATTTCTGGCGTTATCGTCAGCCAGATATGTAATGACTACTGCCATGTTGACCTCCGATGATTGACTTTGGCGGTGACGCGCCGGGTGCTTATCTTCCGGTTGCCGTCGTGCAGCTGCACTTCACGTCACCCCAAAGCCAACTACTCTTTGGTTCCCGCATTTCGGCGGGACAATCCCATCAATGTTAAAGAGCCTGCCAATCTGTTCCGTTTGGCTACCAGCGTCCTGCCGATGACTTAAATTTAAGATTTCTTTAACTATTGGTCAAGAGCGTTTTTGAAGAAAACTTAAATTTTGTTGCGAAGCTTAAGTTTTGCTTTGATTTTTAAAGGAAAGAAAAAAAGGGGCGAATGCCCCTTATGGAAGGTTTGCTATTTTTGCATCGACAACTACACCGATGATTTTGCAGTTCCCGTTGATCTCAATCATCGGATATTGTGGGTTAAGTGGTTTTAGAAACCTTCTGCCAGCATCAATAACTAACTTCTTGAAAGTTGCCTCGTTTTCTCCTTCGAGCTTTGCCACTACCAGCTTCCCATTACGAGGTTCTACTTCAGGATCGACTAGTATTATCATCCCTTCCGGGATGCTAAGACCGGCTGGAGCCGTCATCGAATCACCCTTTACGTCCAGCCAAAACGAATCTTCTGAACAATCTACGGTTGTATCGTACCAGTTATCTATTGCACGCTTATGATATGGCTCTACAGCTTCCATCCAACATCCTGCGCTTACCCAACTAATTAGAGGATACGAACCTCTTGGATCATGCCTGCTGTGATAGGCAATGTTTGAAAGACTATCTTCTCCTTTCAACAAGTAATCAGGGGAGCACTGTAAAGCCTTGGCTAAAGCCAATAGGTTTTCGCCATTGGGCTCAGTTTCAGAACGCTCCCATTGGGAAATAGCAACATTAGACACGCCAACCATCTTGCCAAGGGCAGCCTGCCTAATCTTAAGTTCTTTTCTGCGAGCGCGAATACGCTCACCCATCAGTTGTGTATTCATAGTTAAGACATCTTAAATAAACTTGACTTAAGATTCCTTTGATAGATAATTTAAGTGTTCTTTAATTTCGGAGCGAGTCTATGTACAAGAAAGATGTTATCGACCACTTCGGAACCCAGCGTGCGGTAGCTAAAGCGTTAGGCATTAGCGATGCAGCAGTCTCTCAGTGGAAGGAAGTCATCCCAGAGAAAGACGCCTATCGACTGGAAGTCGTTACAGCTGGCGCCCTGAAGTATCAAGAAAGTGCTTATCGCAAAGCGGCATAAGCAAATTGCTCTTTAACAGTCATGGTCCTTATTCCCGCCGAAATGCGGGAATACAACGCGCATCAGTTGGTGCGTATAACTTCTTATTTGTTAAGGAAATACTTACATATGCAACTTACAAGTACTCGCAAGAAAGCGAATGCAATCACAAGCAACATCCTGAATCGAATTGCTGTACGTGGTCAGCGAAAGGTTGCTGATGCATTAGGGATTAATGAATCGCAAATTTCGCGATGGAAAGACAGCTTTATCCCAAAGATGGCCATGCTTCTGGCTGTGCTGGAGTGGGGTGTTGAAGACGAGGAATTAGCAAAGCTAGCAAAGAAAGTAGCCATGGTGCTGACAAAAGAAAAGCCTCAAGACTGCTGCAACAGTTTTGAGGCCTGATGTAGAAAGACTGGATCAATCCACAGGAGTCATTATGACAAATACAGCAAAAATACTCAACTTCGGCAGAGGTAACTTTACCGGACAGGAGCGTAATGTGGCAGATCTCGATGATGGTTACGCCAGACTATCAAATATGCTGCTTGAGGCTTATTCAGGCGCAGATCTGACCAAGCGACAGTTTAAAGTGCTGCTTGCCATTCTGCGTAAAACCTATGGGTGGAATAAACCAATGGACAGAATCACCGATTCTCAACTTAGCGAGATTACAAAGTTACCTGTCAAACGGTGCAATGAAGCCAAGTTAGAACTCGTCAGAATGAATATTATCAAGCAGCAAGGCGGCATGTTTGGACCAAATAAAAACATCTCAGAATGGTGTATCCCTCAAAACGAGGGAAAATCCCCTAAAACGAGGGATAAAACATCCCTCAAATTGGGGGATTGCTATCCCTCAAAACAGGGGGACACAAAAGACACTATTACAAAAGAAAAAAGAAAAGATTATTCGTCCGAGAATTCTGGCGAATCCTCTGACCAGCCAGAAAACGATCTTTCTGTGGTTAAACCGGATGCTGCAATTCAGAGCGGCAGCAAGTGGGGGACAGCAGAAGACCTGACCGCCGCAGAGTGGATGTTTGACATGGTGAAGACTATCGCACCATCAGCCAGAAAACCGAATTTTGCTGGGTGGGCTAACGATATCCGCCTGATGCGTGAACGTGACGGACGTAACCATCGCGACATGTGTGTACTGTTCCGCTGGGCATGCCAGGACAACTTCTGGTCCGGTAACGTGCTTAGCCCGGCCAAACTCCGCGACAAGTGGACCCAGCTCGAAATCAACCGTAACAAGCAACAGGCAGTCGTGACAGCCAGCAAATCAAAACTCGACCTGACAAACACAGACTGGATTTACGGGGTGGATCTATGAAAAACATCGCCGCACAGATGGTTAACTTTGACCGTGAGCAGATGCGTCGGATCGCCAACAACATGCCGGAACAGTACGACGAAAAGCCACAGGTACAGCAGGTAGCGCAGATCATCAACGGTGTGTTCAGCCAGTTACTGGCAACTTTCCCGGCGAGTCTGGCTAACCGTGACCAGAACGAACTGAACGAAATCCGCCGCCAGTGGGTTCTGGCTTTCCGGGAAAACGGGATCACCACAATGGAACAGGTTAACGCAGGAATGCGCGTAGCCCGTCGGCAGAATCGACCATTTCTGCCATCACCCGGGCAGTTTGTTGCATGGTGCCGGGAAGAAGCATCCGTTATCGCCGGACTGCCAAACGTCAGCGAGCTGGTTGATATGGTTTACGAGTATTGCCGGAAGCGAGGCCTGTATCCGGATGCGGAGTCTTATCCGTGGAAATCAAACGCGCACTACTGGCTGGTTACCAACCTGTATCAGAACATGCGGGCCAATGCGCTTACTGATGCGGAATTACGCCGTAAGGCCGCAGATGAGCTTGTCCATATGACTGCGAGAATTAACCGTGGTGAGGCGATCCCTGAACCAGTAAAACAACTTCCTGTCATGGGCGGTAGACCTCTAAATCGTGCACAGGCTCTGGCGAAGATCGCAGAAATCAAAGCTAAGTTCGGACTGAAAGGAGCAAGTGTATGACGGGCAAAGAGGCAATTATTCATTACCTGGGGACGCATAATAGCTTCTGTGCGCCGGACGTTGCCGCGCTAACAGGCGCAACAGTAACCAGCATAAATCAGGCCGCGGCTAAAATGGCACGGGCAGGTCTTCTGGTTATCGAAGGTAAGGTCTGGCGAACGGTGTATTACCGGTTTGCTACCAGGGAAGAACGGGAAGGAAAGATGAGCACGAACCTGGTTTTTAAGGAGTGTCGCCAGAGTGCCGCGATGAAACGGGTATTGGCGGTATATGGAGTTAAAAGATGACCATCTACATTACTGAGCTAATAACAGGCCTGCTGGTAATCGCAGGCCTTTTTATTTGGGGGAGAGGGAAGTCATGAAAAAACTAACCTTTGAAATTCGATCTCCAGCACATCAGCAAAACGCTATTCACGCAGTACAGCAAATCCTTCCAGACCCAACCAAACCAATCGTAGTAACCATTCAGGAACGCAACCGCAGCTTAGACCAAAACAGGAAGCTATGGGCCTGCTTAGGTGACGTCTCTCGTCAGGTTGAATGGCATGGTCGCTGGCTGGATGCAGAAAGCTGGAAGTGTGTGTTTACCGCAGCATTAAAGCAGCAGGATGTTGTTCCTAACCTTGCCGGGAATGGCTTTGTGGTAATAGGCCTGTCAACCAGCAGGATGCGTGTAGGCGAATTTGCGGAGCTATTAGAGCTTATACAGGCATTCGGTACAGAGCGTGGCGTTAAGTGGTCAGACGAAGCGAGACTGGCTCTGGAGTGGAAAGCGAGATGGGGAGATCGGGCTGCATGACTATCAAATCAAATACGCCAGCACACGACAAGGACTGCTGGCAAACGCCGCTTTGGCTTTTTGATGCACTGGATATTGAGTTTGGATTCTGGCTGGATTCGGCAGCGAGCGACAAAAATGCTCTGTGTGCTCACTGGCTAACTGAGGCCGACGACGCGCTCAATTCTGAGTGGGTAAGCCACGGTGCAATCTGGAATAACCCACCGTACAGCAATATCAGGCCGTGGGTGGAAAAAGCCGCTGAGCAGTGCATACAACAGCGACAGACGGTAGTTATGCTTGTGCCAGAGGATATGTCAGTCGGATGGTTCAGCAAGGCTCTGGAGAGTGTCGACGAAGTTCGCATTATCACTGATGGACGGATTAATTTTATCGAACCATCGACAGGGCTGGAGAAGAAGGGAAACAGCAAAGGCTCCATGCTGCTGATTTGGCGACCGTTCATCAGTCCTCGACGGATGTTTACTACCGTATCCAAAGCGGCATTGATGGCGATCGGGCAGGGCGTCAGGAGGGCGGCATGAGGCGACAGCGACGAAGTTTCACCGACATCATCTGCGAAAACTGCAAATACCTTCCAACGAAACGCTCCAGAAATAAACGCAAGCCAATCCCAAAAGAATCTGACGTAAAAACCTTCAATTACACAGCTCACCTGTGGGATATCCGGTGGCTAAGATATCGTGCGAGGAAATGACAATGGATTATTCACAGTTAAGTGATTTTGAAATTAACAGAATGGTAGGAGACATAATTTTTAAAGGCCTTTGGGCAAGTAAACCGGAAACATCAGGGAATAACACCAACAAATGGTATTACGGAAATGCTGATACAACTTTTGAGCCATTAAATCATTTGCCTGACTACTGCAATGATCCGAGCGCTTCATGGCCGATTATTGAGAAATACAGGATTTCTATCTTAGACCAGTTAACTGAATGGTGTGTGGATGCAAAAGGCGTAAGCCCAATATTTGATACCAGACCTCTCCGCGCCGCCATGATTGTCTTTCTCCTGATGCAGGAGGCCAATAATGCTTAGCCTATCTCAATCCCTTCAATACCTGAAAGGAAGCATAGAGCGGGCTTCAATGTGCACAGAGTGGATTCTATCTAGGTTTAGCGCATACAGAAGATTGCCGGTAAAGGGCATGCCAAGCAAGTCGATGCTGCATATGCAAAAGAATACGCGCTGGAAGGTATGGCGAGAACACAGGTTATCTGGCTGAAAGAGGGGGTTATTAAGGCGTGAATACCTACAGCATCACATTACCCTGGCCTCCGAGCAATAATCGCTATTACCGCCATAATCGCGGGCGCACGCACATCAGCGCAGAGGGGCAGGCATACCGCGATAACGTCGCCCGAATCATTAAAAACGCAATGCTGGATATCGGCCTGGCTATTCCTGTGAAAATCCGCATTGAGTGTCACATGCCGGATCGCCGTCGCCGTGACCTGGATAATCTGCAAAAAGCTGCTTTTGACGCACTTACCAAAGCAGGTTTCTGGCTGGATGATGTTCAGGTCGTTGATTACCGTGTTGTGAAGATGCCCGTTACCAAAGGTGGGAAGCTGGAGCTGACCATCACCGAACTGGGGAATGAATGATGTTTGAGTTTTATGTGACAGAACGTCTTCGCCACCGCTGGATGCGCCTGCGCTTATATCGTTTCCCCGGTTCTGTTTTGACCGATTACCGGATACTGAAGAATTACGCCAAAACACTGAAAGGAGCTGCCGCATGAATACCCAATATTTACAGTATGTCCGCGAGCAACTCATTGTGGCTACCGCTGATTTGAGCGGAGCAACGAAAGGCCAGCTTGAAGCCTGGCTGGAGCATGCACAATTTGATACTGGTACATACAAACGAAAGAAGCGACGCATTCTGGATGAGGTAACTGGCAAGATTATTATGCTGGATAATCCGCCGATTTCCGGTAAGCAGTCGTACGCAAAAGGTTCATCTGTCGCCCTGATCAGTCCGGTCGAGTTTTCAACCTCTTCATGGCGCCGCGCTGTTCTGTCTCTCGATGAGCATCAGAAAGCATGGTTGCTGTGGAGTTACAGTGAAAATATTCGCTGGGAGCATCAGGTTGCCATAACGCAGTGGGCATGGAGCGAGTTTAAGACTCTGTTGGGTACCAGAAAAATTGCAGGTAAGACACTGGAACGCCTGAAGAAGTTGATCTGGCTGGCGGCACAGGATGTGAAGAGCGAACTGGCAGGGCGTGAGGCTTATGAATACCAGGAACTGGCGTCACTGGTGGGAGTGACATCAAAAAACTGGTCTGAGACATTCACTGAACGCTGGGTTGCAATGAAGCACATTTTTCTACAGCTTGATAGCGAAGCTTTATTGCTTCTAACGAGAACACGTTCAAAACAAAAGACGACATTTTCACAGCAAAATATTGCAAAACTGGATTAAAAAGTATATATTTCATATAAATCTGATATTTTGCCAATGTTGTACGCACTGGCAGTAATCCAAATTCAAGCTCGAGGTTTTAAGCCTTGGGCTTTTCTGTTTCTGGGCGGTGAGTATCCTTCCAACGTACCCCAGACAGGGTGTCTTCAGCTGTTGAGTTGATATTGCTTAACCCTCTGTTGCCAGCTACATGCTGGCTTTTTTATTCCAGGCTTGCGGGGAGCATCAACTCCGTGCTTTGTCGTTAAATTACCCCGTGAGCCTGATTTCTGACATTTAACGTCCCGGCCTTTTGTCGGCGGCGAAACATTGGCTATTCATATGCACGAAAAAGAGAGCCTTGCCGGAGCGTTCTGGCTCGTTTTGCTGATCATCGCAGGTTGGGGCGGTCTGGTCCGCTACCTGATAGATGTGAAGCAGAGTAAAGCAACGTGGAGCTGGATAAATGCTCTGGCTCAGATAGTGGTATCAGGATTCACCGGTGTTATTGGTGGCCTGATCAGCATCGAAAGTGGATTCAGTATTTACATGATTCTCGCGACAGCGGGGATTAGTGGTGCGATGGGTTCGGTTGCACTGACGTACTTCTGGGAACGACTGACAGGGGTGAAAAATGCAAAATCTTAATCCTCAGCGTAAAGCTTTCCTCGATATGGTGGCATGGTCAGAAGGAACGGATAACGGACGGCAGAAAACCAGAAATCATGGTTATGACGTCATTGTAGGCGGAGAGCTATTTACTGATTACTCCGATCACCCTCGCAAACTTGTCACGCTAAACCCCAAACTCAAATCAACAGCTGCCGGACGTTATCAGCTTCTTTCACGCTGGTGGGATGCTTACCGTAAGCAGCTTGCTCTGAAAGACTTCTCTCCGAAAAGCCAGGATGCTGTGGCATTGCAGCAGATTAAGGAGCGTGGCGCTTTACCGATGATTGATCGCGGTGATATTCGTCAGGCAATTGACCGTTGCAGCAATATCTGGGCTTCACTGCCGGGCGCTGGTTATGGTCAGTTCGAGCATAAGGCTGACAGCCTGATTGCAAAATTCAAAGAAGCAGGCGGAACGGTCAGAGAGATTGAGGTATGAGCAGAGTAACCGCGATTATTTCCGCTCTGGTTATCTGCATCATCGTTTGCTTGTCATGGGCTGTTAATCATTACCGCGATAACGCCATTACCTACAAAGCCCAGCGCGACAAAAATGCCAGAGAACTGAAGCTGGCGAACTCGACAATTACTGACATGCAGATGCGTCAGCGTGATGTTGCTGCGCTCGATGCAAAATACACGAAGGAGTTAGCTGATGCGAAAGCTGAAAATGATGCTCTGCGTGATGATGTTGCCGCTGGTCGTCGTCGGTTGCACATCAAAGCAGTCTGTCAGTCAGTGCGTGAAGCCACCACCGCCTCCGGCGTGGATAATGCAGCCTCCCCCCGACTGGCAGACACCGCTGAACGGGATTATTTCACCCTCAGAGAGAGGCTGATCACTATGCAAAAACAACTGGAAGGAACCCAGAAGTATATTAATGAGCAGTGCAGATAGCGCTGCCCATATCGATGGGCAACTCATGCAATTATTGTGAGCAATACACCCGCGCTTCCAGCGGAGTATAAATGCCTAAAGTAATAAAACCGAGCAATCCATTTACGAATGTTTGCTGGGTTTCTGTTTTAACCACATTTTCTGCGCCGCCACAAATTTTGGCTGCATCAACAGTTTTCTCCTGTCCAATTCCCGAAACGAAGAAATGATGGGTGATGGTTTCCTTTGGTGTTACTGCTGTCGGTTTGTTTCCAACAGTAAACGTCTGTTGAGCACATCCTGTAATAAGCATTGCCAGAGCGGCAGAAAACAACATTTTTTTCATCTTATTATCCTGCATTGTTAAAAACGGCAGAATCCTATGTGACAACAATTAAACGATAGTTAAATGGATTGATGAAAATTAAAACTATATAGGTGTACGGTCAGACTATTGGAGGTAGTCAGGATTTGAATGTCAGTCTGTTGTCGGCATTCTGGCAATGCAATTTGGATAAAGCGGGGATTAAAAAGATAGAGGCGAGCCGGTCAGGTAGAAATGAATCAGGCTCAAAGTGAAGCGGAAAAGGTCTGTGGTACAAGCTGATGCAGCCATAATTACAGCCTGATGATTTGTGGAATGAAACATGTTGAACCTCCTTAATTGATGTTATTCGAGTGATGAAGGCATTCTGTCCTTCTATAGTGTCCAGTAAATCAAACAGGAAACTTGTCCAACGTGTTGGACAAGCCTCTCCATTAGTGAGTTGTATTGATCACAACTCTACAAAGAATTCATTACTGGGTAGATGAAAATAGTTTCACGATGAATGGAGGAGGCTATGTCGGTGGCTTCTTCATTGGAGTACATATGCCATCACGAATCCCAAAAGCCTGCCGTGTTCGTGGCTGCCGCCATACCACCACAGACCCGTCAGGCTATTGTGAAAGCCACAAAAGCGAAGGCTGGAAGCAATACAAGCCAGGACAATCCCGTCATCAGCGCGGTTATGGTTCGAAGTGGGATGTTATCCGCGTGCGTGTGTTGAAGCGTGACAAAGGACTGTGCCAGTTGTGCCTGCGTGCCGGTGTGGTGCGTGAAGCGAAAACCGTTGATCACATCATCCCTAAAGCGCATGGCGGCTCTGATGCCGACAGTAATCTGCAGAGCCTGTGCTGGCCGTGTCATAAGGCGAAGACGGCCCGTGAACGGCTGAAGTAAGAACCAGTTCCCACTGCCAGAGGGGAGGGGCGGGTCAAATCCCTGTGACCTGACGTCTTCCGGACTGCCCGCCCCATCGTTTTTTTATACCCGCGAAAAATGAAATTTAACCAGGAGTGCCGCATATGGCTGGAACGGCGGGGCGTTCCGGGCGTCGCCCCAAGCCAACGGCGCGCAAGGCGCTGGCCGGAAACCCCGGCAAGCGAGCCCTGAACAAAGATGAACCTGTTTTTACGCCCATCAAAGGTGTTGAGCCACCAGAGTGGTTCGCTGAAGAAGATCTCCCTCTCGCCACGATCATGTGGCAACTAACAACCAAAGAACTCTGCGGTCATGGCCTGTTGTGCGTGACTGACCTCGCGGTGCTTGAGCGGTGGTGCGTGGCCTATGAGTTCTGGCGACGTGCCGTGAAAAATATTGCCATACAGGGCAACACCATCACCGGTGCAATGGGCGGCAGGGTCAAAAATCCGGAGCTGACCGCCAAAAAAGAACAGGAGTCCGAGATGAGCAGCACGGGGGCAATGCTCGGACTCGACCCCAGCAGCCGCCAGCGTCTGATTGGCCTGGCGGGGCAGAAGAAAGCTACTAACCCGTTTCTGAAAATTATCGAATCATGAGCCGGAAATCTTACCCCAACGTAAATGCTGCCAATCAGTATGCCCGGGATGTCGTTCGCGGAAAGATTGTGGCCTGCCAGTTTGTGATTCAGGCCTGCCAGCGCCATCTTGATGACCTGATGGCGGAAAAAAGTAAGTCGTTTCGTTACCGCTTCGACAAGGACCTGGCTGAACGGGCCGCCAAATTTATTCAGCTGTTGCCGCACACCAAGGGTGAGTGGGCATTCAAGAGGATGCCCATCACGCTGGAGCCGTGGCAGCTCTTTGTGATCTGCTGTGCGTTTGGCTGGGTCAATAAAGGCTCCCGGCTGCGCCGCTTCCGGGAGGTGTATACCGAAATCCCCCGTAAGAACGGCAAATCGGCAATCTCTGCCGGTGTCGCCCTGTATTGTTTTGCCTGTGATAACGAGTTTGGCGCGGAAGTGTATTCCGGTGCCACGACAGAGAAACAGGCATGGGAAGTCTTTCGTCCGGCAAGACTGATGTGTAAACGCACACCCATGCTGACGGAAGCGTTCGGGATTGAGGTTAACGCCTCAAACATGAACCGTCCGGAGGATGGTGCGCGTTTTGAACCGCTGATCGGTAACCCCGGTGATGGTTCATCACCCCACTGTGCGGTGGTGGATGAATATCACGAGCACGCCACAGATGCGCTTTACACCACGATGCTTACCGGGATGGGGGCGCGACGTCAGCCACTGATGTGGGCTATCACTACCGCCGGGTACAACATTGAGGGGCCGTGCTACGACAAACGGCGGGAAGTCATCGAGATGCTCAACGGCTCGGTGCCTAACGATGAACTGTTCGGGATCATCTATACCGTTGATGAAGGTGACGACTGGACCGACCCGCAGGTGCTGGAAAAAGCCAATCCAAATATTGGCGTGTCGGTTTATCGCGAATTTTTGTTAAGTCAGCAGCAGCGTGCGAAAAATAACGCCCGTCTGGCAAACGTCTTTAAAACAAAACACCTCAATATCTGGGTGTCGGCGCGTTCGGCGTATTTCAACCTGGTGAGCTGGCAGAGCTGCGAGGATAAATCACTGACCCTTGAGCAGTTCGAGGGGCAGCCGTGCATTCTGGCCTTTGATCTGGCGCGTAAGCTGGATATGAACAGCATGGCGCGACTTTATACCCGCGAGATTGACGGTAAAACGCATTACTACAGTGTGGCCCCGCGCTTCTGGGTACCGTATGACACGGTGTACAGCGTCGAGAAAAATGAAGATAGACGGACAGCCGAACGCTTTCAGAAATGGGTGGAAATGGGCGTCCTGACCGTTACCGATGGTGCAGAGGTGGATTATCGCTACATCCTCGAGGAGGCCAAAGCAGCGAACAAAATCAGCCCGGTCAGTGAGTCACCCATCGACCCCTTCGGGGCGACCGGGTTGTCACATGACCTTGCTGATGAAGACCTGAACCCCATCACTATCATTCAGAACTACACCAACATGTCCGACCCGATGAAAGAGCTGGAAGCGGCAATTGAATCGGGGCGCTTTCATCATGATGGCAATCCCATCATGACCTGGTGTATCGGCAACGTGGTCGGCAAAACCATTCCGGGTAACGATGATGTGGTGAAGCCCGTCAAAGAGCAGGCGGAAAACAAAATCGATGGTGCAGTTGCGCTGATTATGGCGGTTGGCAGAGCCATGCTGTACGAGAAAGAAGACACGTTGTCTGACCACATTGAGTCCTATGGGATCCGCTCGCTTTAACTGAGGTAATTATGATCATGCTGATTCTCGCGCCTCTGGTGGGCGTGCTGGGGGCGCTTTTGCTGGCGTATGGTGCCTGGCTGATTTATCCCCCGGCGGGGTTTGTTGTTGCCGGGGCGTTGTGCCTGTTCTGGTCGTGGCTGGTGGCGCGATATCTTGACCGTACACAGTCGTCTGTCGGCGGAGGTAAATAGTGTTCTTTTCGGGATTATTTCAACGAAAAAGTGACGCACCGATGACCACGCCAGCAGAGCTGGCGGATGCTATCGGGTTGTCCTACGACACCTATACCGGAAAGCAGATCAGCAGCCAGCGGGCCATGCGACTGACGGCGGTTTTTTCCTGTGTCAGGGTGCTGGCGGAGTCGGTCGGGATGTTGCCCTGCAACCTGTATCACTTGAACGGCAGCCTGAAGCAGAGAGCCACTGGCGAACGTCTGCATAAGCTGATCTCCACGCATCCCAATGGCTATATGACGCCGCAGGAGTTCTGGGAGCTGGTGGTCACCTGTCTGTGCCTGCGGGGAAACTTTTACGCCTACAAAGTGAAAGCATTTGGCGAAGTGGCTGAACTGCTGCCCGTCGATCCCGGCTGTGTGGTACCGAAGCTTAACAGTAGCTGGGAGCCGGTCTATCAGGTCACATTCCCGGATGGCTCCACGGATGTACTGAGCCAGGAGGATATCTGGCATGTGCGCACGCTGACGCTGGACGGACTGGTGGGGCTGAATCCCATCGCCTATGCCCGCGAGGCAATATCGCTGGCGGCAGCGACCGAAGAGCACGGGGCCAGACTGTTCAGCAATGGCGCGGTGACGTCGGGTGTGTTGCGTACAGAGCAGACGCTGTCAGATCAGGCTTATGAGCGCCTGAAGAAAGATTTTGAGGAGCGTCACACCGGGCTTGGCAATGCTCACCGCCCGATGATCCTTGAGATGGGGCTGGACTGGAAGTCGATGGCGCTGAACGCCGAGGACAGCCAGTTCCTGGAAACCCGCAAGTTTCAGCTTGAAGAAATCTGTCGTCTGTTCCGGGTGCCGTTGCACATGGTGCAGAACACCGATCGCGCCACCTTCAACAATATCGAAGAGCTGGGGCTGGGATTTATCAATTATTCACTGGTGCCGTATCTGACCCGCATTGAGCAGCGGATCAACACCGGACTGGTACGAAAAAGTAAGCAGGGCATTTATTACGCCAAATTTAACGCCGGGGCGTTACTGCGCGGGGATATGAAGTCCCGTTTTGAAGCCTACGCCACCGGGATTAACTGGGGAATTTACTCTCCCAATGATTGTCGCGACCTGGAAGATATGAATCCGCGTCCCGGTGGGGATGTCTATCTCACACCGATGAACATGACCACGAAACCCTCCGATGGCAGTAAAGCCGGTAAGCAGAAGGATAACGCCAATGCAGACGAAACAACGTCTTGATGTACCGCTGAGTCTGAAATCTGTCAGTGACTCCGGTGAGTTTGAAGGATATGGCTCCGTCTTTGGTGTAAAGGACAGTCACGATGATGTGGTGATGTCCGGGGCATTTGCTGCTTCCCTGCGGGCGTGGAGTGACAGAAAAGCGTTACCTGCGCTGCTCTGGCAGCACCGCATGGATGAGCCCATCGGTGTTTACACCGAAATGAAGGAAGACGATGTCGGGCTTTACGTCAGGGGGCGGTTGCTCATTGATGATGATCCCCTGGCAAAACGCGCACATGCACACATGAAGGCCGGTTCGTTAACCGGCCTTTCTATTGGGTACGTCCTGAAAGACTGGGAATACGACCGGAGCAAAGAAGCCTTTCTGCTGAAAGAAATCGACCTCTGGGAAGTCAGTCTGGTGACGTTCCCGTCTAACGACGAGGCGCGGATCAGCGACGTCAAGAACTCGCTGGCCCGCGGGGAAATCCCCGAACAAAAAAAAATCGAAAGAGTCCTGCGTGATGTCGGACTCTCCCGTACCCAGGCCAAAGCATTCATGGCCGGGGGCTATGGCGCACTGTCCCTGCGCGACGCTGAGGATGTGGGCTCTGCACTGAATGCACTGAAAAATCTGAACTTCTAATCAGGAGAAATACGATGGCGGTTGATATTAAAGATGTCGAACAGGTCGCGCAGGAGCTGCAGCAGAAGTTTGACGACTTCAAAGCAAAGAACGACAAGCGCGTGGATGCGATTGAGCAGGAAAAAGGCAAGCTTGCCGGGCAGGTGGAAACCCTGAACGGGAAACTCAGCGAGCTGGAAAATCTCAAAAGCGACCTTGAAAAAGAGCTGCTTGAGCTGAAACGTCCGGCAGGTGGAGCGCAAAATAAACTGGCCACCGAGCATAAAGAGGCGTTTGTGGGCTTCCTGCGTAAAGGCCGTGAAGACGGTCTGCGCGATCTGGAGCGTAAGGCATTGCAGGTGGGTACCGATGAAGACGGTGGCTACGCCGTGCCGGAAGAACTGGATCGCAACATTCTTAACCTGCTGAAAGATGAAGTGGTGATGCGTCAGGAAGCCACGGTGATCACCGTTGGCGGTTCCGACTACAAAAAACTGGTGAATCTGGGCGGTACGGCTTCCGGATGGGTGGGGGAAACGGATACGCGATCCCAGACTGCCACCTCCAGACTGGAGCTGATTGAACCTCTCATGGGGGAAATCTACGGCAACCCGCAGGCTACCCAGAAAATGCTGGACGATGCCTTCTTCAACGTGGAGGCCTGGATCAACAGCGAGCTGGCAACCGAATTTGCCGAACAGGAAGAAATTGCCTTTACCTCCGGCGATGGCACCAAGAAGCCGAAAGGGTTCCTGGCGTATGAATCCACGGATGAAACCGATAAGGTCCGGGCGTTCGGCAAACTTCAGCATATTGTATCCGGCGAAGCGACGGGGGTGACCGCAGACGCCATTATCAAACTGATTTACACGCTGCGAAAGGCACACCGCACTGGCGCGAAGTTCATGATGAACAACAACAGCCTGTTTGCCATCCGTTTGCTGAAAGACACCGAGGGTAACTATCTGTGGCGTCCGGGGCTGGAACTGGGGCAGCCGTCCTCTCTGGCGGGTTACGGTATCGCTGAAAACGAACAGATGCCGGATATCGCCGCTGATGCGAAAGCCATTGCATTTGGTAACTTCAAACGGGGTTACACCATCGTTGACCGTATCGGCACCCGCATTCTGCGTGACCCGTACACCAATAAACCGTTTGTCGGTTTTTATACCACCAAGCGCACCGGCGGGATGCTGGTCGATTCGCAGGCCATCAAACTGCTGAAGATTGCAGCGGCGTAATCACTCAGGGGCGCGGAACCGCGCCCCCTGTTCTGACGGGTGAAGAATCATGATCCTGAAACAAGATCTGAAATGGTCACCGGACGGTATGCGTGTTGAGGTCATTCGGGCCGGTGAGTATGACGACGGGGCGCTTCCTGCCCGGGTGCAGGAGATTGCACTTCAGGCCGGGTTAGCAGAGCGCGGAATCAGTGCAAAAAGCAGTAAAGCGGCAAAAGAGAAAAAAGCCACGACCAGTAAAGAGGGCTGAGTATGCTTCTGACAATGGAAGAGATTAAAGCCCAACTCCGGATGGATGAGGATTTCGATACTGATGACCGCCATCTGCAACTGCTGGCATGTGCGGCACAAAAGCGGACGGAAACGTATCTGAACCGGAAGCTCTATGCACCGGATGAAACCATTCCGGACAGCGATCCGGACGGGCTGCACCTGCCGGATGATATTCGTCTGGGGATGCTGATGCTTATCAGCCATTTTTACGAAAACCGCTCGTCGGTTACGGAAGTGGAGAAACTCGACATGCCGCAGAGTTTTGGCTGGCTTGTCGGCCCGTACAGGTACTTTCCGCAATGAAAATTCGTCAGGCGCAGACCAGCGCAACCTACATTCTGCCGGACCCCGGTGAACTGAATAAACGCGTCCTGATCCGCCAGCGGGTGGATATGCCCGCGGATAACTTTGGCGTGGAGCCTCAATACCCGGTTACGTTCCGGACATGGGCGAAGGTTATCCAGACCAGTGCCACCACCTGGCAGGAAACCGCGCAGACCGGGGACGCCATCACCCATTACATCACCATTCGCTACCGCCGGGGGATCACCGCTGATTATGAGGTGGTCTGCGGTGACAGTGTGTACCGGGTGAAACGTCAGCGCGATCTGAACGGGGCGCGGCGCTTTCTGCTGCTGGAGTGTACGGAACTGGGCGAATTTACGCAGAGTCACGGAGGCAGCAATGGCGACTCCCTTTTTTCACGTTGATGTTCAGCAGCCCGCGGAGATGCGCTTTAACCGTGCCCGTGTCCGGCGGGCGTTTGTCACGATTGGGCAGCGTCATATGCGTGATGCCCGTCGGCTGGTGATGCGCCGTGCGCGGTCGGCACCGGGTGAAAACCCCGGTTATCAGACCGGACGCCTGGCTCGTTCGATTGGTTACATGGTGCCGAGAGCCAGTAAAAAGCGAGCCGGTTTTATGACACGCATTGCCCCTAACCAGCGCAACGGGAAGGGGAACCGGATGATCTCTGGTGACTTCTATCCGGCGTTTCTGTTTTTTGGTGTCCGGGGAGGAGCAAAGCGTCGTCGCAGCCATCATCGTGGTGCATCCGGTGGCAGCGGCTGGCGACTGGCTCCACGTAATAACTTCATGGTGGAAACGCTTGAAAAGAACCGCAGCTGGACACGCTATTTTCTGGTGCGGGAATTGCGTAAATCACTGAAGCCGGAGCGACGACACAGATGAAACTGACGCCTGTTATTGCTGCACTGCGTGCCCGCTGTCCGTATTTTGAAAACCGGGTTGCAGGCGCGGCCCAGTTCAAAAATATGCCGGAGGTCGGAAAGCTGAAACTCCCGGCGGCATATGTGGTACCGGGGGATGATTCTCCGGGAGAAAACAAAAGCCAGACCGACTACTGGCAGGAGCTGAAAGAGGGCTTCTCCGTGGTTGTCATACTGAGTAACGGGCGTGATGAGCGCGGTCAGTTTGCCTCGTATGATGTGGTGGACGATGTCCGGCAGATGCTCTTTAAGGCCCTGCTGGGCTGGAACCCGGAAGCGTGCGGTAACCCGATTACCTATGACGGCGGCACGCTGCTGGATCTGAATCGTCATGAGCTGATTTATCAGTTCGATTTTTCGGTCATCAGCGAGCTGACCGAAGACGATACCCGCCAGCAGGATGACCTGAACAGTCTGGATGAACTGCAAACGCTGGCGATTGATGTTGATTATCTCGAGCCCGGTAACGGGCCTGACGGCGATATCGAACATCACACCGAAATAACCCTTCCTTCCTGAGGATCCTCATGTTTGTCAAACCTGTTAAAGGGCGGTCAGTGCCTGACCCTGCCCGCGGTGACCTTTTGCCCACCGAAGGGCGAAATGTTGACGAGAACAACTACTGGCTGCGCCGTGAAGCAGCGGGTGATATCCGGCGCGTGAATAAAAAGGTGAATACCGATGACGATAAGCTTTAACACCATTCCGTCGAATACGCTGGTTCCGCTGTTTTATGCGGAAATGGATAACCAGGCGGCGAATACTGCACAGGACAGCGGGGCATCGTTGCTGATTGGTCACGCCAATAACGGTGCAGAGATTGTTGCCAACAGTCTGGTGCTGATGCCGTCGGCAGACTATGCACGCCAGATTTGTGGTGCGGGAAGTCAGCTGGCGCGTATGGTTGAGGCTTATCGCCAGACCGACCCGTTTGGTGAGCTGTATGTGATTGCCGTTCCTGAATCCACGGGCGCGGCGGCAACAGTTACGCTGACGGTGACCGGGGCGGCAACCGAAACCGGCACGGTGAATGTTTATGTGGGACGTACCCGCGTGCAGGCACCGGTGACCAACGGCGATAACGTCGCGACCATTGCCAGCAGTATCCAGGATGCCATCAATGCCGTTCCGACTCTGCCGTTTACAGCTTCATCTTCGGCTGGTGTGGTCACGCTGACCGCGCGTCATAAGGGGCTTTGCGGGAATGAAATTCCTGTCAGCCTCAATTACTACGGCTTCGGTGGGGGCGAAGTGCTGCCAGCGGGCGTACAGATTGCCGTGGCGACGGGGACCGCCGGAACGGGCGCTCCGGTTCTCACCGGCGCGGTGGCTGCAATGGCGGATGAGCCGTTTGATTATATCGGCCTGCCGTTCAACGACACGGCCTCCGTTAACACGCTGGTGACCGAGATGAACGATACCAGCGGTCGCTGGAGCTATGCGCGTCAGCTGTATGGTCATGTGTATACGGCAAAGACCGGTACGCTGTCAGAACTGGTGACCGCAGGTGACCAGTTTAACCAGCAGCACATTACCCTGGCGGGGTACGAAAAAGAGACCCAGACGCCTGCCGACGAACTGGCGGCAAGCCGTACCGCCCGCGCAGCGGTGTTTATTCGCAACGATCCGGCACGTCCCACGCAGACCGGTGAGCTGGTGGGTATGCTGCCTGCGCCGAAGGGGAACCGGTTCACGATGACCGAACAACAGACCCTGCTGTCTCATGGCGTGGCAACGGCGTATGTCGAAAGCGGGGTACTGCGCATTCAGCGTGATGTCACCACGTACAGGAAAAACGCTTACGGGGTTGCGGATAACAGCTACCTAGACAGTGAGACTCTGCATACCAGCGCGTATGTACTGCGCAAACTGAAATCCGTCATTACCAGTAAGTACGGGCGTCACAAGCTTGCCAGCGACGGTACCCGCTTTGGTCCCGGTCAGGCGATTGTCACCCCGGCGGTAATCAAAGGGGAACTGCTGGCAACCTACCGTCAGCTCGAGCGTGCGGGGATCGTGGAAAACTACGAACTGTTTAAGCAATACCTGGTTGTGGAGCGTGATGCCAGCGATCCGAACCGCCTGAACACGCTGTTCCCGCCTGACTATGTTAACCAGTTGCGTGTTTTTGCCGTGGTTAACCAGTTCCGTCTTCAGTATTCAGAGGAGTCTGCATAATGGCCCGTATCGGGGGAACCTGTTATTTCAAAATTGACGGTCAGCAGCTATCGCTGACCGGCGGCATTGAGGTGCCCATGAACAGGACGGTCAATGATGACATCATCGGCCTGGACGGTTCAGTGGACCGCAAGGAAACTCACCGTGCGCCTTATGTCAAAGGGACCTTCAAGGTGCCGAAGAATTTTCCGGTGAGCAAAATCACCTCGTCTGATGAGATGACCATCACTGCCGAGCTGGCGAACGGTCAGGTCTATGTATTGTCGTCCGCCTGGCTGCACGGAGAAGCGAACCATAATGCCGAAGAAGGCACGGTTGATCTTGAGTTCCACGGTGAAGAAGGGGATTACCAGTAATGAAAGAGCTTGAGTTAAAGAAACCGATTATCGCTCATGGTGAGACACTCTCCGTACTGGAGTTTGATGAGCCCACCGGGAAAGATGTCCGCGAGCTGGGGTATCCCTACCAGATGAATCAGGATGAGTCCGTCAGACTTCTGGCGCATGTGGTGTCGAAATACATTGTGCGGCTGGCGAAAGTGCCGCAAAGCTCTGTTGACCAGATGTCTCCGGCAGACCTGAATGCAGCGGCGTGGCTTGTGGCTGGTTTTTTCCTCCAGGCCTGACGGCTGAATACCTCACTGATCGCTTCTTTGACTGCGCCAGCTACTGGCGCATTAATCCCTTCGAATTGCTGAATATGCCGATCAGTGAAATTCCCTTGCTGGTCAGTCAGGCAAACAGGATAGAGCAGGAGAAACGCACACATGGCTGAATTTGAGCTTAAGGCGTTGATCACCGGTGTCGACAGGCTTTCTCCCGCGCTGTCGAAAATGCAAAAGAAAATCCGGGGATTTAAACGCCAGGCGGAAGAAGCGTCACAGGGTGGGCTGGCGCTTGGTGGAGGACTGGCAGCGGGGCTGACGCTTTCCCTGAAATCTTATGCCGATCAGGAAAACGCCGCTACCGGGCTGAAAGTCGCCATGATGGATGCGAACGGCGAGGTTGGAAAGAGCTTTCAGGACATCAATAAACTGGCTATTGGCCTGGGTAACCAGCTACCCGGTACAACGGCTGATTTCCAGAACATGATGCAGATGCTGGTGCGTCAGGGGATCCCGGCAGAAAACATTCTGGGTGGTGTGGGTAAAGCGACAGCTTATCTTGCGGTACAACTGAAAAAAACACCGGAAGCGGCTGCTGAGTTTGCTGCAAAGATGCAGGATGCTACCGGAACGGCGTCAGAAGACATGATGGGGCTGTTCGACACTATCCAGAAGGCGTTTTATCTGGGCGTTGACGATACCAACATGTTGTCCTTCTTCACTAAAACCAGTTCTGTTCTGAAGATGGTGAACAAGGACGGTCTTCAGGCTGCACAGAGCCTTGCCCCCATCAGCGTCATGATGGATCAGATGGGGATGAACGGGGAGTCGGCAGGTAATGCCCTGCGAAAAGTTATCCAGTCCGGATTAAGTGTTAAGAAAATCAGGGACGTCAATAAAGTCATGGCCCGCCAGAAACTCGGGGTACAGCTCGATTTTACTGACGGCAAAGGAAGTTTTGGCGGTCTTGATAACATGTTCAGGCAACTGGCAAAGTTGCGAAAACTGACCGACGTTAAGCGAACAGGCGTACTTAAGGCAATATTTGGTGATGATGCCGAAACCCTTCAGGTGGTCAATGCCCTGATCGATAAAGGAAAGGATGGCTACGATCAGATCCAGCAGAAGATGAATAAACAGGCCAGCCTGAATAAACGTGTTCAGGCTCAGCTTGGTACGCTGTCCAACCTGTGGGAGGCAATGACGGGGACCGCAACTAACGGTCTTGCAGCTATTGGCGGCGCATTTTCTGGTGACGCTAAAAATATCACGCAATGGCTGGGGGAGTTGGGGGAAAAATTCACGAAGTTTGCGGATGAAAATCCCCGGGTTATTCGCGGCGTCGTCGGGCTTGCTGCCGGTCTTGCGATTCTGAAACTGGGATTGATGGGCGTTGGCGGTGCCATCAGTATTGTCAGCAGGATCATGTCGATGACGCCGATTGGCATGATTGCGACGGCGATAGCCCTGGCTGCGGGATTAATTATCACTAACTGGGATGTTGTCGGACCTTATTTTAAGAAACTCTGGGAAACCATTGGTCCTTATTTTGAGGCTGGCTGGGAACTCCTTAAGAAAGTTTTTGCCTGGTCGCCGCTGGGGATGGTGATCAATAACTGGGGGCCGGTTGTTAAGTGGTTTCAGGATATGTGGGACAAGCTGAAGCCAATTATTGAGTGGTTTACCGACAGTTCCGGTGACACGGTCGATGCCATTAACTCTGCGCAGTGGGGCGCGGGTGCTTATGATGCTTATGGGACGGGAATACCGACGCGGGGATACACACCTTATCCGGCGGTAGATCCGGCTCAGTCAAACAACGCCTCCGATGCCACAGGCCCGAATCCCTTCATGATTAACAAAGCTATCGCGCCAAAAGTTGATGGCGAGATCAAGGTTTCATTTATGAATATGCCACCAGGTATGCGGGTTACGGAAACACGTTCCAGTGGCATTGATATTAATCACGATGTTGGGTACACCAGATTTAGGTAA